GCGGGCTCGCAACGCCGTGCGGATGAAGGAGCAGCAGCTGAACGAGGCCCCGCAGGGCACCTTCCAACGGGTCGACGAGGCGGGGCGACCCACGGCGCGGATCAAGACCAGCCACAGCCCGGTCGAAATCCCGGTGCCGAGCGAATGAACCGCTTCCTGCTCGGGATCGCCGCCGGCCTCTTCGTGGATGCGCTGATGGCCGATCTGGCCGAGGAGCCCGACCCCGAGGACTGGGACCTGCACCCGCTGGACCCGGTCGAGGTCGAGCAGCTGGCCTGGCGCGAGCTGCGGGCCGTGCGCGACAGCATCGTCGCCCACTTCGACTACCAGAATCGCGAGCAGCGCATCCTCTCCGACCGCCTGGCGCGCCGCTTCGATCTCGGCATGGCGCTCAACGAGGCGGCGGTGCGGGCGATCTCGGAGAAGCACGCCGCCGTCCCGGCCGGCTACCCGACCCCGCACCAGATGACGGCGCTGGAGTTTCAGGCCGAGCAGCTCACCGGGATGGTGCGGCGGGCGCCGATCAGCAGCTGAGCCGGTCAAGCAGGACTTGACAATCGTAGCAAGCGGGCGCCGACTCCGGCTGCAAGCCGCTAAGGGAGCTTGGCGATGATGCGCGACCCTGAGACGTGCGGATCGGCCGAGGCCGAGGTTCTCTTCCAGACCGTGAGGCCGCTGTTCGCGGGGCATTCGCCCCAGGTGGTCGGCACGGCGCTGGCGCAGCTGACGGCGCTGTGGCTGGCCGGTTTCCAGCCGGAGGCCGAGTCCGATCGCCTTCCCGTCGAGGTGTTCCGGGTCGAGATGATGCAGCTCTTCACCGTGACGACGCTGGAGCTGACGCCGGTGATGGAGAGCGAGTACGTGGGGCCGCAGGTCGCATTGAACGCCGCCCGGAACGACCTAAACTCGTGAACGAGCGGCAGTGTGCCGCCACACAAGGGAAAGGACCCCGATGAAGACCCCCGGCCAGATCGCCTACGAAGAGGACTGCCGGCGCAAGCCGGTCTATCCGAACGGCGGCGAGCGCATCCCCTGGGATCGCCTGCCTGAACACGCCCAATGGTCCTGGGAGCGCGACCCGACGCCCCGCGACTGGCAACCCACCACCTCTGAGCCCAAGGAGGGCTGAATGAACTTCAAGCTTGAGATCGACTGCGATAACGACGCCTTCGGCGGCTCGCCAGCCCTGGCGACCGTCGAGCTTGGTCGCATCCTGGAAGAGATCGCGCGCAAGCTCGATCGCGACGGCCAGACCAAGGGCCACGCCTGGGATGTCAACGGCAACCGCGTCGGCCTCTGGGCGCTCGTCGAGTCCCCAGGCGCCGCGGTCGAGCGCGAGCGGAAGCGCCGCACATGATTGTCACCATCGCCTTCATCCTCCTCGTTGCCCTCGGCGCGGTGCTCAACGTCGTTGGCTTGGTGCTCGGTGTCTTCAAGGCGGACAAAACACCCAAACCCAGAGGCCCTGTTGCCGCGGAAGCGCGCGAAGAGGAGATCGCCCTGCGAGCCACGCACGGGCTGGTGGGTACAATGATCATGGCTTCGTGTTTGGGCCTCCTGAAGGATGGAAGCGGTGACCAACGCTGAGATCGTCGTGCAGTTCGGCGAGCGCATCTGGGGCGTCGGCAGTTGGGCGGGGCGGATGAGCGACTTGACCGGCGTCAACGTCCGCACCCTGACCCGCATCTACGCGGCGGTGCGGGAGGGCCAGGAGTACCCGGCCGCGCGCGGCGTCATCGGCGCCCTGCGCGACGGGCTGAGCGAGATGCTGGCCGATCTGGAGCCTTGGGCCCGGCGCGCCGACGAGGGTGGCCCCGATGCCGCTTGACGCCCCCATGCCGGCCCGGATCGCGGCCTTGCCGCGGGATCGGCGCGGCTACCCGATCCCGTTCGTCGTCATGCGCGACGGGCGCGGCGATCCCCACTTCACGATGAACGACCTGCAGCTGGTGGCGCGCGCCGCCAGCGACGGGCTGTGCAGCATCTGCGGCGAGAAGCTCGGCGCCTGGAAGGCGATGGCCGGCGGGCCGGCGTCGGCCTTTCACCCCGAGGGCGCCTACTTCGACGGGCCGCTGCACCGCGAGTGCGGCGAGTATGCCCTGCGCGTCTGCCCGTGGCTGGCGACGCCCGGCTGGTCGAAGCGGATCGGCGCGCGCACGCTGCGGCCCGGCGCGGTCCCCGATGGCGCCATGCTGGTGGCCGAGGACGTGACCGTGCATCCCGATCAGCCGCCGGTCTTCGTGCTGATCACCACCAAGCGGGTCGACGGCATCGACGCGCGCCACTACCGCCCGCGGCGGCCCTACGGCGCCGTCAGCTACTGGCGCGGCGGCGAGCAGCTGGGCGCCGCCGAGGCGCGGCGGCTGATCGAGGCGGGCTGGACGGGCGCCTGCCCGATCGAAGACCTGGTCTGGCCGACCAAGGCCGAGGAGAGAACATGACGACGACCGATGACACCCGCCCGCGCCGGGTGGTGACGGTGGGCACGACGTGGGCGGTGGCCTACGCGCACGCCAAGCGCGACGAGACAGACATCTGCCAGGGCTCGACCTACGCGGACGATTGGGAGACCACTGCCGCGCAGATCGTGGCCGTGCCGCTGATGCTGGAGGCGCTGCGCGCCGTCGTCGCGGACGGCGACATGCCGCACGGCCTGAGGACGCTCGCGAAACGGGCCCTCAAGAAAGCGCAGGCGGCTGAATGACTGTCTGGATCGTCGAGTCGCCCGAGGCGTTGGAGGCGTGCGGGTTCATCCCCGACCTCTTCGACGACGCCGATCCGCGGCCGGCGGTCGAGCAGGCCAACGACCGCTACGGCTTTGCGGGCGGCTGGAACCCCATCCCCGGTTTCGAGCTGCACGACGACAAACTCTGCTATCCGGGCGATCCGCCGATGGCGCCGCTCGCCTATACGGCGCTGCGCGAGACGGGCGAGATTGTCGTCATCTTCCAGCACGGCCTCGTCCTGGTCCGCCAGGACGACGGGACCCTGGAGGTGGCGCGGCTCGACTGATCCCTTCCCTCGTCCAATTGGTAGGACGCCCGGCTTTGGTCCGGGAAATTGAGGTTCGAGCCCTCGGGGAAGGGCCAGCTATTCGCGCCGCGCCAGCTGCGCTTGCCCGAGCAACCAGGCGAAGAATGACGCCGATCGCCTCTTCGTCGTCGGAGACGATCTCGATGCGCCGCATGTGATCGAGCGCCAGCACCACCTTGCCTAGCTCCGGCGGCCGCGGGCGGTCCTCGAACGGGGTCCAGTCCATCACAGCGCCTCTTGGATCGTGACCGCGATCAGCTTCACCCCGGCCGCCGCCGCGTAGTGGTAGAAGACTTCTTCCACCATCTCGTCGGACGTGCCGCGCATGACGTTGATGCCGGCGCCGACCGCCAGCCAGTTGACCATCGCGCCGATCCGCGAGTCTTGGACCGTCCGCACGTTGATGCCTTCCCCATCTTTGATCGCCCAACCCCGCGCCGTCATAGGCGCCCTTTCTTCAGGTCGGCCTCCATCTGATCCGCGACGCCACGAAGCACCCCAGGCAGCGCCAGGGTCATCGGCCCGGTCGCTTGGACGCTGAAGCCGTTGCCGTACTCGCCATCGAAGACGATCACGACCACGCCGGCCGCCTTCGCGGCTCTCCGGGCTTCCGTGGCCAGGTGGTCGTATTTGCCGGGACCGAGCGCCATCAATGCACCGTCGTGGTGGGCGGGCCGGCCGCTGGCGCCACGCTGCCCGGCGGGATCAGCAGCGGCACGCCCTTGATGCGCGCCTCCTCGATCGCCGCCATCAGCGGCCGCACCTCGTCCAGCGCCGTCGCCATCTCGGCCTGCTTGCGCAGGCCGTCGAGCAGCTCGGCGTCGCGCTGCACCACCACCTGGTAGGCCGTCACCGCGCCCAGGTGGCCCAGCATCCCCAGACAGGTGAGGCCGCCGACCATCACCAGGTCGCGCATGACCCACGCGCCGCCGCCCAGCAGCACGAAGGCGGCGTTGATCGCCGCCAGCAGCAGCAGGGCGCCGGCGCTCGTCAGCGTGGTCCGGCGGAAGACGCGGTGCGACTTGGCTTGCGTCGCCGCCAACCGCGCCAGGATTACCTCGATCTCAGCGTCATCGGTCATGGTCGCCGCGCTCGATGATCTGCTGGAACGTCAGCTCTGGGTTCACCCGCAGCGCCCTGAGCATGTCGATGAGGCTGGCGTCTGGCGCGTCGAGCGCCACCTCGAAATGACAGCCGGGGTGCGCGGTGTCGAAGTCCCGCAGATGCTGGAGCCAGGCCTGCTGCAGCTCCTCGGGGATATGCGCGGTGGTGAATATCTTGATCGTCACAGCCAGGTCTCCAGGATCACCGGGTCGTCGCCCTCCATTCGGTCCAGATGCACGAGGCCGAGCCCCTCCAGCATGTCGCGCAGCTGCTCCAGGTCCGTGTGCAGGATCATGTTGCCGGTCGCCGTCTCGCCCAGCCACTGGCGCGCCACGAAGTAGTTCGGCCAGTCGCGCGGGTGGTCGTACACCACCCAGATCGCCAGCTGGGGCTCATCATTTGCCATTGGCCCGCTTGCGCCAGAAGCCCTGGCGGACCTCGGCGACCATCTCCTCGTGGCCGATTTCGGCCTCGGCCCAGGTGCCGTAGCGCCGCATCATCCCCTCCCACTCCTCGGGGAAAGTCTCGTCCGGCGCCTTGTTCGCGAAGATCATCGTCTCGAACAGGATCGGCGGCCCGTCGCCCCAGAAGTTGTGGTCGATGCCGAGGAAGACCGTCGACACCGTACACCAGCCCAAATCGGTGAACGCCACGCGCCGCTTGTCCTTGCGCCGGGCGTCCGGGCTGTCGATGCCGAGCGCGCCTTCGAACCAGCGCGCCCACTGATGCGCGGCGTGCGGACCGGTGAGCGGGATCGGCTCGTGGTGCTCGTCGAGGATGTAGAACCTGGCGCTCACGGACCCCACCCGAAGCGTGGCCTCGGCTTCTTCCGCTTCTTGGCGGCCGCCTTGCGGGCGACGCCCTTGGCGCGCCGCAGCGCCTGGGCTGCCCGGCGCTTGGCGAACACCCGCACCAAGGTGGGCGGGCAGACCCAGGGCTCGCTGAGGTCGCCGAGGCGCTTCACGGCGCGCCCCTGAGGTGGGCGGCTCTCGCGGGAAACACCGGCCGCCCGGCGGCGTCTGAACCAGCTGGCCGGACGGTCTCTCGCGGCCGGCACGCTGTCCCGCGGTTGGTCATGCCTCGCCCTCCCAGAGCTTCGGGAACGACGCGCCTGGATAGGCCCGGCGGAAGAGATGGGCGACCGTCGCGGCGGCCTCCGGCAGGCCGGCGCCCATCAGGAAGCCGACATCGAACGAGGCCCAGGCCGAGGCGACGATGGCGGCCTCGTGGACGTTAGCGCTGTCGCAGCGCCCCAGCCTGGTGATCTCTTCGCGGTAGCGGTCGAGCTGCTCTTCAGCGCGGGCCATCGGGCTGCTCCATCGGTTCGATCTCGATCACCGTGTCGGTGACGATGGCGTGGTAGACCCCGGCCTCGTCCTGAAGCACCGGCATCATGCCGAGATGTCCGTCGAGCAGGGCGTCGAACGCGAGCATCAGCGACCGGCCATTCGGGGAGGCGAGGAGGACCGTCGCCTCGACGGTGCGGTCGCCGCACGTCAGCCTGATGAAGTCGCCCTCGCCGAGCTGCTTCATGTCGACACCTCCGGCCCAGGCCGACGGTAGCCCTGCATCGCGAACTCGGCGTCGGGCAGGTCGATGTGCGCCGGCAGGCGATCGAGGTCCGCCAGGTCTTGCTGGTAGAGCCAGGTGAGGAACGGCTCGAACAGCGGGCACACCCAGATGCGGTGCTTCTCCAGATCGGCGTGCGCGAGGCCGTAAGGGCCGAAGATTGCGCCCTCGCCGGTCTGCAGGTCTAGGACGAGGAGATGATCGGGGCGCCAGCCGACCGTCTGCATCAGCGGCCACCTGTCGCTCGGGGCGACGGCAGAAGGGCGGTACCACTCCTCCCGCTCGAAGCGGCCGATCATGAACTTGCCCCAGTTCTGGGGGCCGTTCGTCGCTTCGATGAACTTGGTCTTCATTCGTCAGCCCATGATCGCGGCGGCGGCCGGCGGCGCTGCCGATCCATCGTCTTGTCCCACTCGTCGGCCAGCCAGAGCCAGTAGGCGCGCGCCGTGTCGTCGGCCGCGTCGTCGGCGCGGGCTCGCATCTCGGCGGCATGCTCAGCGGGCGTCAGCCGCGCCTCGGCACGAGGCGGCTGGCTAGGCTGGAGGTGCGTCATCCTTCTCGCCTTTGCCCAGCCCTTGCCACTTGGCGACATCGGGATCGCTGGACAGCGGCTCCGCCCCGAGCGCCGCGAACGAATTGCGAGATAGATCAGGCACGTCGCCCCAACGCTTCTGATCAAAGCCTTCGATCGGCACCGTCTCTCGATTCATGAACATCGGCAGCCTGATCAGCGGCAGCTCGTGCTGCCCCGCGTAGGCTGTCCAGGCCCGCGCCACCGCCGCGAAGAACGGCTCGGCGATGCGTGAGCCGCCGACGCCGGTCTCCTGGCGCTGACGGGCCAGCCAGCGGCGCAGCGTCAGCCGCGGATCGCCGTGGAACAGCCCCTCGCCGGTGACGAACCCGTCCACGAACTCGACGACGGTCGCGTCGCGCTGGTGGTCATCGTTGGCGAGCGCTAGCACCGCCGCCAGCGCCGATCGTGGCACGCCGAGCGGCTTGGTCAGGTGGTCGCGGCTGATGATGAGGGCGGTGTAGTCCTCGACCAGCGGATGCAGCCGGATCAGGCCCAGCAGCTCCGTCCGGCTCGACCCGTACTTGAGGTTCGTCCCAGCCGCGTAGGCCCAGGCCATCCGCGCCGATGCGCCGGTCGCTGCGGTGTTCTTGCGCCCCTCGATCGCCAGAACGTGGCTCAGGGTGCGGGTGCGCCCGGAGTCCATCGTCTCGAACGCCTCCGGCTGCGCGCCGCGCACCACCAGCATCGTCACCGTGCTGCGGGTGGCGACGATCGCGGTGAGGCGGTGACGACCGTCCACCAGCTTGCCGTTGATGTCGAAGATGATGCCCTGGCCGTTCAGGGTCCAGCGCCCGGCCAGCATGTCCGCGCCGTAGCGGCGGACGACCGAGTCGGAGACGTGGCGGTTGCGGGCCGCGTTCTCCAGCCATTTGAACGCCGTCTCAGGCGTGACGGTCTCGACGGTGGCTTCCATGTGTGGCTCCGCGCCGTTCTTGCCGGCGCTCATTCGGCCGCTTCCTTGTGGCGGCGGCCTTCGATGATCCCGAGGTCGTAGCCGCAGGTTCGGAGCGCCGACTGCATCTTGCGTAGCTGGGGGAAGTGGATGACTCCGGTTTCCCAGGCGTGGAGAGTGCTGGGATGCGGACCCAGCCTGCCGTGTACGTCTTCCCACGACATATTGTTGTTCTTCAGGACACTGAGCACGTCGTCGCGCAGGTCTTCGTAGCTTTCGAGCCGCGCCTTTTCAGCTTCGACGGCCCGCTTGTGCTTGGCTTCCTCCGTCGTGCTGAACTTATTCTGGTTGACGATGGACGCGCGGATTTGGCCCGCGGTCTTGATCTCTTTGGCCATTAGGAGTTCCTTCCTCTCAGCCCCCGGTGACGTGGTGAATGTGGAATAGGAGGCCGCGCGCCTCAAGGCGGATCACCGTGACGACCATGCGCGGCATCCCTCTGCGACAAGCGCCGCTTGACACCCCAGGGAAGCTACGCGCGGTTTGGCCGCCACGTCAACAATCAGCCGACACGCGAGTTTGGGTTGCGCTCGCGCGCCCTGAGGCGATATCTGACCCTGGGTCAAGCGGAGCGGAGGCCGTGCCTAGCCGCAACCTCAATGGCCGCATCGGTGGTGGTGTCCTCGCGCCCTGCTTCGCCGAGGTTGAAGTCGCGGCGTGCGACGCGCTGCCCCCGGCCCTGAGGACCCTGATCAAGGGCAGTTTCGTCAACACGATGGCGTCGACCGTGCTGACGCAGTGGCGCGAGTTAGAGGCCCAGGGCGTGCCGCTGGCGGCCTACGTCGACTGGTATGCGCAGAAGCTGGCCGTCAACCGGGCGAAGTCCTGCCGGGCCACCTACGGCGCCGATCACCCGCAGGCGGTCCCGCCGCTGATCGCAGCGCCGCGCGCAACCGAATCCGAAAAACCGGCCGAATCCGCAACCGAGCGCGCCCGAGCTGCGCGCCGCGCCGCTGAGATCAGGCTGGACGACATCTAGCTTCGTCCCCCAGGGCGGAGGTCACTTTGGGTCCCCAGGCCCGCAACCGCCTGGGGGCTCCCTTTTGATCATTGAAGTATAGCGATTAGAGTAGTCGAAGCATTCGTGCAGTATAACTGTGCGGCATTCTGACGCGGGACAGCATCACGAAGTTGTGCTATAATAATGACGCCCCAGAGGGTGCAATCCTCCGGGGCGCTTTGCTCTTTGACAACTGAATAGGACTTACAAGATGACTTCCACGTCATACACCCATCGTTGGTGCGCCGTAAAGGGCGACACCAGCTGGACCTTCACGACCGAGGAGGCCGCCGAGGCCAAGGCGGGTCACGTCTCGCAGGGTGAGCAGGCGGATGTCTACGAACTGGTCGGCAACGACTGGGTCTGGCGCTCCGGCTTCCTGACCATCCTCGCGAAGCCGGAGGCAGCCTGATGCCGATGCTTAGGGTCTCCCCCGCCGAGGCGAAGCGCGTGCAGTCCACCCGCAAGCGCAACGAGGCCCGCAACCGGGTCCTCACCGAGGTCGTCGACCGCCTGAAGCCTCGGCTGAAGGTCGACGATCCGCTGGAGGTGGCGATCACCACCGGCATTATCAGCGACATCCGAAAGATGATAAGGACGTAGCGGTCCTTCTCGCAAAGGCAGACCACCCCCTCGGCTTCGGCCGGGGGGGCTTTTTCGTCACCGGCCGCTGTGGCTGGCCGGGGCCTTCTCGTCAGCCTTCGGCTTGGTCTTGTCGTCGTCGTCCTTCGGCTTCGGCGCCGGCTTGGGGGCGGCCGCTTCGTTGGCCTTGGTCTGCGCGTCGAGCTGCGCCTGGTTGGCTTCCGCGGTGGTCTCCTTCGCCTCGGCTGCGTCGCCGGGCTTTGGCGGGGCTTCGACGCCGTTGGCCTTGGCGACCGTCGCGGCCTGTTCCGGGGTCAGCCGGGGCGGGTTGGCGGCGACATCGTCGGCCAGCGCCTGCTCCAGGTTATGCGTCCATTGCGCGACCTCGTGCTTGGCGCGGGCGAGGCCAGTCACGCTGGCATTGGTGGCGGGGCTCAGCGGGGGAAGTTCGGTCGTCTCGGTCATGGCTCGGGGCTCCTGGGGCGGGTCGCCAGGATAACGCCTTCTGGTGGCGAACGCTGCCGGGACTTGACGCCAAACGAAAGTTGGCGGAGGTTCCGCGGCCATGTCGGCCCCCCAGGGGAGGGGCCTGGTCTCTGAGCTAAGTCTGACCGGCCCGGTGCTCGGCAACGGACTTCCCACCCAAAGGGGTGAGACCGTTGCCGAACGTCAACGCGCCTTTCGGCTTCCAAGAGCGGGGCGGCCTCGCGGCGCCCCCCACCTTCGAGCAAATCCAGGAATCGATCGCGGTCGGCACGGCGCCGATCTTCTGGGGCGACCCGGTCTTCCGGCTCGCAGACGGCACCATCGCCGGCGCCACCACCGGGCCCGGCCCAGGCGCCGGCGTCCTCGCCGGCATCTTCCAGGGCTGCGAATACCTCTCGGTCGCCCTGGGGCGCCTGATCTGGTCGCGCTACTGGCCGGCGGGCGATGTCAACGCGGCCTTCACCCCGCGCTGCTGGATCACCAACAGCCCGCTGGGGCGGTTCCTCGTTCAGGCCGGCAACTCCACCACGGTGGGGTTCGTGCCGGCCGATGTCGGGATGAACGCCCAGTTCGGCTACGGCGCCGGCAACGTCGCCAACGGCATGTCGGGCGCCTTCATCGACATGACCGTCGCGCGCGCCGTCACCCCGACGCTGCCGTTCAGGGTCATCGCCCTGGTGACCGATCCGCCAGGCGGGCCGGGGACCCAGACCGGCGCCTACAACTGGGCGGTCGTCGGCTTCAACAACGTCGAGACCAAGTCTCTGACGGCGCAGGCATAGGGGCGCGCGATGGCTGTCAACCTAGCAGCGATCCGGGACCTCCTGCTCCCCGGCCTCCGTGGGATCGAAGGTAAGTACGAGCAAATCCCCAGTCAGTGGGACAAGGTCTACACCCGGCATACTTCGAAGATGGCTTTGGAGCGCACCGTCGAGATGCGTTACCTGGGCCTCGCCCAGCTGAAGACTGAAGGCGGCCAGACCCAGTTCGACAACGCGGCCGGCGAGCGCTTCGTCTTCAATCAGGAGCACCGCGAGATCGGCCTCGGGTACGCGATGACCCGCAAGTCGATCGACGACAACCTCTACAAGTCGCAGTTCCACCCGTCGAACCTTGGCCTGGTCGAGAGCTACCAGCAAACCAAGGAGCTGTACGGCGCCAACATCCTCAACACCGGCAACGTCTACGACGCGACCATCGGCGGCGACGGCGTCGCGCTGTTCGCGCCCAACCACCCGATCGACGGCGGCGTCTACTCGAACATCGCCGCGACGCCGGTGGACCTCAACGAGGCCAGCCTGCTCAACGGCATGATCCAGGTCCGCACGCAGTTCCGCGATCAGGCCGGGCTGCGGATGTTCAGCCGGGCCCGCAAGCTGATCGGGCCGCCGCAGCTGGAGCCGGTGATGATCCGGCTCATCAAGACCGAGCTGCGGCCCGGAACCGCCGACAACGACGTGAACGCCATCCACTCCACCGCCGGTGGCCTGCCCGAAGGCTACATGGTGATGGACTTCTTGACCTCGCCGTTTGCGTGGTTCCTGCTGACGAATATTGACGGGCTCAGCTATATGACCCGTATTGCGTTCGAAACTGACATGCAAGTCGACTTCATTACTGACAATCTGCTTGTCAAAGCTTACGAACGCTATTCGTTTGCTTACTACAACCCGCGCGCCGGTTGGGCAAGCTACCCCACGTCTTAAGCGGAGGTCTCCATGAACATCCGCGGCGGTCAACTACAGCAGACGAACTTCAATCCGGTCTTCCCCGGCACGCGGCTCACGGGTCCGGTCACGGCCGGCAACATCCTGAGGTCCGGCGGCGCCGGTCTCGCCGGCCTTGGGACGCAGGACCAGAACGCGCTAGCCAACGTCGGCTACGCCAAGATGGTGCAGGCGGGGCGCGTCACCCAGGCGGCCTCGCCGGGGCAGCCGGCGGGCGTCTTCGTCAGCCCCGACCTGATCATCCCGGCCCAGTCGATGATCCTCTCGATCGCGTCCATCGTGCTGGTCGCCTTCAGCGGCGCGGCCTCGACGTTCGGGATCGGCAACACGGTGAACCCGATCGCCTTCACGCCGGCCGGCGCCATGACCGCGCCTGCGACTGAGCTGATCACCGCCGCCGCCGCGCCGCAGCTGAACAATTGGATCAACTGCGGGAACATCGACGAGCAGCTGGTCTTCACGTCGTCCAACACCGGCGCCGGGGTGGCGCTCGTCGTCGTGGAGTATATCCAGGGGCTCAACGCGCCCACGAGCTAACCCACTGAAGAGCCAGGGAAACTGACCAAGAAAAGAATGAAAGGTCACCCATGAAGACGATCGCGAAGCGCCGCGGTGGCGGCGTCGAGAAGCACGACGAGAAGGGCCGCGCCAAGGTGTCCAAGCACCACGAGAGCGACGGCGACGGCATGGAAGACCTCGCCCACGCCAAGCACGTCGGGCCGGTGCGGGGCGAGCACGGCCGGCACACCGCCGCCCGGTCGCCGCGCAAGAACGGCGGCGAGGTCGGCGCCGACCGGCGTCCGTTCTCCTCAGCGCGCCACGGCACCGAGCCGAAGGGCCGCCACACGATGCCGGACGACTGACGGTAGGAGGGCCCCATGCGGCCGATCACCGTCACTGTCGGGCCGCTCGCCGCCGTGTCGAACATCACCGGCGCGATCCCGGCTGGCACGGTCGGTTGCCTGAACCTGGGACAGACGCCGGCTGGCGGCTCGAACGTCAACACCTTCCTCGGGGTTGGCTCCATCACAGCGGGGTTGCTGACCCTCACCTCGACGAACTCGGGCGCGATAGCTGGTGGTATGTGGCTGACGACGACCGGCATTGCGCCGAACACCAAGGTGATCGGCCCAGGCCCCACGCCGGGCACCTGGCGTGTCTCCCCGACCCAGACGGCGTCGCCACCTAGTCTGACCGGCAACCGGGTCGTCACCCTTGATGCGCCGCGGCAGATTGTGATCAACAACACCGAGGCGGCGGGCAACAGCTTCACGATCCTCGGCACCGACGCCGCCGGCAACCCGATCAGCGAGACGCTGGCCACCAACGGCGGCGCGTTGACCACCCAGCAGAACTTCCTCACCATCTCCCAGATCAGCGTCGCCCTGCCGACCGTCGCAGTTTGCCAAGTCACCACGGCAGCGACAGCGACCTCGCCGCTGGTGATGTTCGAGCCCTGGGCGTCGGGGCCGATCACCAAACAGGCGGTGGTGAACGGTACGGCGACGTTCAGCGTACAGATCAGCAACGACGATCCGAACGCGCCGGGCGGCCCGCCGCCTGGCCAGGTGAACTGGTCGAACGACCCCGACGCCACCTTCGTCGGCGCCACCGCCAACGTCGAGGGCTCCTGGGCCTTCACCCCGCTCTTCGCGCGGGTGCTGCTGACTGCAGGCGTCGGCTCCGTGCGGGCGACCTTCCTGCAGGCTGGCGGCCCGTACCAGTAGGGGGTCCCGATGCCCACCAGCGGGACCTTCCAATTCAGCCCCGACCTCGGCGAACTGATCCTTTACGCCTTCAACCTCGCGGGCGTGCGTCCCAACGCGATCACCCAGGCGCACATGGAGTCGGCGCGGATGGCCGCCGGCCTGCTGAACGCGCGGTGGTCGGGCATCGACGTGAACCTCTGGGCGGTCGACCTGCAGTCGATCCCGCTGGTCCCCGGCAACAACACCTACTCGGTGCCGGCCACCACCATCGCTATCCTCGACGCCTACACCACCAACTGGGGGACCGGCGCCGGCCAGCGCCACCGCATCATCCTGCCGATCTCGCGCACCGAGTACGCCAGCTACCCGAACCCCAACCAGCAGGGCCAGGTCACCGTCTATTGGTTCAACAAGCTGCTGGCCCCGACGATCACCTTCTACCTGACCCCGGACGGGACCAACGCCACCGTCAACTACTACCGGGTGCGGCAGCTGCAGGACGCGGCGCTGCGCGGCGGCGCGCAGCCCGAGCTGCCGTTCTACTTCCTTGAGGCCTACGCCCTCGGGCTCGCGCAGCGGCTGGCGATGGTCTGGAACCCCAGCGCGGCGGCCGGGCTGAAGACGCTGGCCGACGAGGCGTTCGAGATCGCCGCCAACCAGAACACCGAGCGTGCGGCGTTCTACGTCTCGCCCGGCATCCAGACCTACTTCAGGCCCTGACGATGGCGTACGCCTCCCGATCCGGTCGCGCCCGCGTCTCCAGCAGCAGCCCCGAGGCGTTCGGCGTCTGCCAGCGCTGCGGTTTCTGGTTTCAGCGCCGCGAGCTGAAGAACCAGATGGCGTGGCGGGGTGCGACGCTGCTGCCCACCTGGGTGTTCGTCTGCAACCGCTGCTACGACACGCCCCAGGAGCAGGACCGGGCGTTCGTCCCGCCGGCCGACCCGATCCCGATCCAGCTGGCGCTGCCCGAGGACTTCAACGCCGCGTCGGCCGACTACATGGGCCTGACGCTGGGCGCCACGGTCGACCCGCAAACCGGCCTGCCGATCCCCGGCAGGACTGCCATGTCGACGGCGGATGGCGTAGTCATGGGCCCGACGCCAGTCGGAAGGCCAGTCGGGTACGCCCTGGAGGCAGTGATGCCCCTGGCGATGAGCGATGCCGGCGTCCCCGCGCCTGGCGGCATCCCGATCCCGGTGCTGTCGATGCTGGCGGACGGCTCGCCGGTGATCCGCGTCACCACCAACGGCCCGCACGGGCTCGCGCCCAACCAGCAGATCGCTGTGGCGGGCACGGTCGATCCGCGCGCCAGCGGCATGTTCAGCGTCTCGCCGCTGACCGCCACCCTCTTCAGCTACGGCTGCTACGACTGGATTCCGGCCGGCTCGATGCTGTCGCCCGAGACCATGCTCACCCTGGTGGTGACCGCATGAACCAGGTCGGCCTGCCACGCCAATATCTCGCGCTGCCCCAGGTGGGGCAGAACACTTGGACGCCACCTCCTATGGCTCTCCCCCAGGCGGGCTCGGACATCGTTCCGAAGATTCCGCGCGCCCTCGATCTTTCCACCATCGTGGCCGGCGGCACCGCGGTGATCGCGGTCACCGGGCCGATCTATGGCGGCTTCCTGACCAACCCGGTCAACGCCGCTGCGCAGGGCGTGGCGACCGCCGAGAACCTCTACATCGACATGGTGGGCGTGCCGGGCGCCACCGACGCCACCGCCAACGGCACCACGGTGCTGCTGCAGCCCGGCCAGAACTTCACCTTCCCCTGGCTGGCGGTGGGCGTGCTGGTCCGCATCAACGCCGCCAGCAGCGGCCACCGGGTGAGCGGGGAGGTCTGGTAGATGGCCGACTTCGGCGGCTTCTCCAGCGAGTTCGGCCCCGGCGTCCCGCCGCCGCAGCCGGCAAATCCCTTCGGCGTCACCGGCACCGGCGCGACGGTGCTGCAGAACACGCCGACCTTGGTGGCGCCGAACATCGGCGCAGCGACCGGGTCCGGCCTGAACCTGACGGTGCCGGGATCGGCAACCGCTGAGCCGATCATCGCTTTGCAGCCGGCGCTCGGCGCTGGAAACTCCAACGTAGCGGCGGTGTTCGGCGCGGCGAACAGCAGCCGCAACGGTGCGTATCTGGGGTTCAACTATAATGGTGGCGCCAATGCGCTCACCAACACTGTCCAGTTGGCGGTGCTAGGCACCAACGGGATCACTCTCGACGGAAACGGCCTGCTCACCAACTACGGCAACCTCAACCTGACGGCCGGGCATACCTATCAGATCGGCGGCACGCCGCTGAACTTCACGAACCTCGCCGGCAGTGTCGCCCCGGCGCAGTTGCCAAACCCGGCCGCCGCTGCGCTCGGCGGCGTGCGCTCGCTGGCGGCGGTCGCGCACAACTTCCTGACCAGCATCAGCGCCATCGGCCAGCCGGTGGCCGCGCAGCCGAACACCCAAGACCTCAGCGACCGCGTGGCGGCCACCGCGTTCACGCCGACCCTCTCAGTCTCGACGTTGGGTGATGGTGTCTTCAGCGGCGTCGGCGCCGCCGGCAACTATGCACGGATCGGCATGCTGGTCTGGTTCTATCTGCGCGTCACCTTCACCCTGACCTTCACCACCTCCTCAGGCACCCTCTCCATCCTAGGTCTTCCGGCGTCGGTGAGCGGCCTCAGCTACGTGCATTATGTGGTGACGCCGACCCCTGCCTCCCCGGCGGATCACCTCCTCGGCACGATGAACGCCGCCAGCTTGGTCGGCGAGATCAACGGCAACAACTACATCGGCAACTTCTTCGGCCCCGGCCTCTACGGGATTGTCAGCGGCACGCAGTACACGATCCACGCGGGCGGCGTTTATTTGGGCGCCGGCTGATGGGCAACCCGCTCCAGACCATCCCCAACCTGCCGCCCGCCATCAGCATCTCGGGCGAGGAGCAGTTCTGGATCAACCAAGCCGGCGTCGACCGCCGCCTGCGGCTGAACCAAATCGGCGCCGGTAGCGGCCCTGGTGGCGGCGGCGCGCCTTCCGTCCCCGACTACGCCACCCTGCGCACCTCCAGCTTCTCCCCCGAGGTCACCTCGATCCTGCTCGACGACATCTACAAGGGCGGGACCTTCGTGCGCGGCCCCGCGACGCTGCCCGACAATGGCGGCACGCGGGTCTTGGACGCCAGCGGCCAGATGTGGTGGCGCATCTACGACGAGCGCATCAACGCCGCGTGGTTCTACTCGGGGCCGCCCGACATCACCGGCGCTCCGACCACGCTGGGCTCGGGGCCGGCGAAGATCACCGCGGCCGATGTCGTCGCGAACCCGCAGTGGGTGGGCTTGGCCGACGATGGCGGCGTCGGCGTGCAGACGGCGAAGCCTTATCCGGTCGGCACCTACTGGGATTTCGTCTGCCTGCAGGAGTGGATTTACGCTTGCGCGGCCGAGCGCTCGGTGCCGCAGTCGACCTTCGTCGGCGCCATGCTGAACGATGGGCGGGTTCGCATCAGCCAATGGCTGACCGGCCCGCACTCGCTCGGGATCGGCCAGCCGATCATCGGCGCCGGCGTCGCGCCGGGGACCTTCGTCACCGCCTTCGATCCAAACCCGAACATCTACTGGGTCGGCGCCAGCCACAACACCGGCGGCCTCAACATCACGACCGACAAGACCAGCTACTTCCGCGGCTGGGTCGAGGGCGTGATCCTGACCGCGTCGGGCGCCATCTTCACCGGGCCGCCGCTGCAGGCTGGCGACGAGCTGCTCGATCCGCTCTACCCGCCGAACAGCTACTACAACGGGGTGCTGCCGGGCACCGTGGTCGGCCCGCAGATCGATGGCCCGCCAGGCGGCGGCCCCGGCGTCCAGGCCGACTTCTACATCGGCGTCAAGCAGAGCGTCCCCTCGACCACCATGACCGGCGTCGGCGGCCCGACCTGGAACACGGTCGGTGGCGAGTACTATCGTAACGTCCCCGGCTTCTGCCCACGCGGGACCATGTACCTGAACCAGATGCTGGTGGTGAACGGCGACGGGCTCGACCTGCTCTTCGCTTCGAAGCGGGGCACCACCCTCTACTGGTACGGCACCGCCACCGGGACCTCGAACGTCGGCCCAGGGCTGAAGTTCAACACCCTGGCCTTCAGCGCGGTCAAAAGCCTCGGCGTCTACGACCAGTCGCTGGGCGGCGTCAGCAACTACCTCATCAGTCTCTCGCACACCCCTGGCGCGCCCGGCCTCAATGTCGAGAACAACACGCTGCAGGACTGGTCGCTCGGCGGCAACTACGCCTCCAGCAAGACCGCCGTCGCCATCTCGCCCGAGGGCGGCGCCGCGCAGGGCGACACCCAGGTCTTCATCCAGTGCTGGGCGACCGGCTTCGACAACGGCTTCACCTTCGGCGGCGCCAACGCCATCGCCGGCACCTTCTTCGGCGGCCAGACCCAGGCTTGCCCCGTCTACGGCGTCGGTGCGTTCGGCGGCTCGTTCAGCGCCTACACGATGTTGACCGAGAACAACGCGGCCAACAGCTACTACCAGACCCCGCAGCGCAATCAGGTGCTCCTGGGCGGCGCTGACTTCTTCGCCTCGCAGGTATCCACCGAGAGCTGCGTGTGCATCGGCACCCGCTCCGAAGGCACGGTCGGCATGATCGACCTTAGCCACGAAAGCAGCGTGACGAACTGGACGACTGGCGGCTTCTTCTTCACTTGGTCGCCCAACGCGCACTGGACGCCGCAGACGCTGCTGGCGGTCAGCAACGCGCTCGACAACTACGCCCTGGTGATGATCGCCGACGACGGTGGGCCGCCCTGGATGCAGAGCGACGCCAACTCGACGACGACGGTGCTCTCGTTCACGCCGAGCCCCGGCTGGACGGTCAACCAGTGGGTCAACTACGGCATCTGGCTGCTCTCGGGGCGCAACTCTTCCTCCAACGTCGTCGTCTCCAACACCGCCAACACGCTGACCTTGGCGGTGCCCGTCGTGGCGGCAGGCGTGAACTGGTGGAAGATTTTCGCCGGCTCGGGCGGCGCGCCGCCGAACTGGGGCGCGACCACCCATTTCGGCCAGTTCAGCCGCAACGCGAGCGGCTGGGGCGCCACCATCGCAGCCGGGTTCAACCTGCTGCAGACCGTCCAGCCGCTACTCGTGGGCGACTACGTGATGCTCCCCAATTTGGCCGTCTTCCCCGATGGCCAGAACGTGGCGATGGCGCTGTCGGGGAAGCTGCAGGCCCAGAAGCCGGCCTCCAGCGGCTGGTACCTGCAGTCGGCGGGCAACACGGCGAACATCTGGGGCGTCCCCACCAATCCGATCCTGCTCGGCGGTTCCCCGAGCGCCACCAGCTTCAATTTCCTCACCGGGCAAATCTCAGGGCCGCCGGGCGGCATCGGCCAGTACCAACTGGCGTTCGGCCAGACGCTCGGCGCGGACTTCATCGGCTCGATCAACGGCGCCTTCTTGACCGTGACCGCGGTCAACAGCGGCGCCCTGGGGGTGAACCAGTACCTCGGCGGCGCCGGCATCTCGACCTCCGCGCCGCCTCAGATCGCCGCTGTCGGCGCCGGCTTCACCGGCTACGTGGACGACGGCAGCGGCGGGGTCACCCCAGGCAGTGTGTTGACGGTGACGGCGGTGACCGCCGGCGCCATCCGCCTGGGCGCGCCGCTGACCGGCGGCCTCGTCAACGCCGGCGCCGTCATCCTTAGCCAGATCAGCGGCCCGGCGGGCGGAGCCGGAACCTACAATGTCAGCGCCGGGCCGATGCTCAGCGGCCAGTGCGCCTTCACCGGCACGTTGACGAACACCGGGCTCTTGAACGTCAGCGCCGTCACCTCGGGCGCGCTGGTCACCGGCCAACTGATCCAGGGCGCTGGCGTCGCCGCGAACACCTACCTCGGCAACCAAGTCAGCGGCGCGACCGGCGGCGTCGGCACCTACAACATCAACCGGGACCAGAACGTCGGCCCCGTGGCGATGACGACGGTGTGGCCGCTAGCCGGCGGCGGTCAGGCGGCGCAATTCACCGCCTATGTGGACAACGGCGCCGGGTCCTTCGGCCACACACTGACCGTGACGGCAGTCGCCGGTGGCGTGCTGGGCGTCGGCCAGACGGTCAACGTGCCGGTGACCGGCGGCCCGGCGGGTCTCACCGCGCAGGCGACCATCGTCAAAGGCCTGACCGACACCGGCGCGGGTGGGACCGGCACCTACACGCTGAGCGGCCTCGGCAACATCCTGGTGCCGTCGAGCGCGATGACCGCCAACACCACCAACGGCATCGGCGTCTACGCGATCAGCCCGGCGCTCGGCGCCCCGATCTCCAGCCAGGAGATGCAGGCGGGCTACGCCTCGCAGATCGCGGCGCTCTGGCCGATCACCGACAACCTGGGCAATCCGGTGAACGCGGCCCTAAACGCGGTCGATGGCTTCGGCTACTGGAGCGCCGGCATCGCTGACAGCGGCCTCACCCACATGGTCATCGACTTCGACGTGATGTGGGGCGTCGGCGCGCTCGACCAGTGTCAGCTCGGCGGCTACGGCAAGGTCGGCGGCATCGGCCGGATGGATAACCCCGGCCTGCCGGGCGGCATCCAGGGTCAAGCCATCCGCCCTGGCGAGGGCTTCCCCGGCCAGTTCTCCTACAAGACCGGCGCGCAGTTCACGCTGCCGCCGCGGTTCGGTGTGTCCGCCAACACCAGCCCGTACACCATCGGCGTGGGCTTCCTCAGCCAGTCGAACGTCTTCTGCACCGTCGCGGCGAACAACACCGTGCTCGGCGTCTCGCCGCTCGGGCCGGGCCTCATCGTCGATATCGATCTGTTCCTGGCCCCCAGCGCGAACATCTCCGGCGGCATGATCGTGCAGTGGGACGCGACGACGGTGAAGTCGCCGGCGCCGACGATCAACATCGGCCAGAGCGGCCAGCAGACCGTCGTCCGGCTCAAGTGGGTCGGCAACGGCAACCCCGCCGCGCCCGGCGGCAAGTGGTGGGTCATGTCAACGGAAGGACCGATGTGATGATCGATGTCCGAGAACTGAACGGCAGGGGCGTACGGGCGCGGCAGGCGCTGGAGGTGCTGCGCACCGTGATCAAGGAGCCGCAGATGGCGCTGGAGGTGGCCTACGCCTACGCGGTGTTCTCCAACCTGATGGGCGCGCTGGAGCAGGACTACGGCGTCGCCCCTGGCTACTTCGGCTCGGCGGGCGCGACGCTGCAGGAGATCAACCCGTTCGACGGCGCGGTGATGCCGGCGCCCGTCAGCCAGGAGCCGCCGCCGGCTTTCGATCGCCCCTCGCAAGAGCCGCTGAACCCGCCCGCGCCGCCGCCCGACACGCCGATCCCGGTGCTCTAGATGGCCGCCCCGACCGCCCTGACCTACAACAGCCTCGTCACCCAGGTCTGCCTGCTGGCGCCCTACCAGTACTCGACCGTCTCGGGGGTGGTGACGCCGCTGAACCAGGATGCGTTCACGGCGCTGATCCCGATGATGCTGAACTACGCCGAGCAGCGCATCCAGCGGGACATGGAGCTGCTCAACACCCAGGTGATGCGCGGGCCCTACGCGCTGGTGGTCGGCTCGAACCAGCTGTCGGTGCCGCCCTCGGACCTGCTGACGGTGCAGGACGTGCTGGTCAGCATCGGTGGGACCCCGACCCCGATGCACCCGGTCAGCAAGAACTACCTGCTGACGGTCTGGCCTTCGACCTCGACGCCGGCGCCGCCCAAGGTGATGGCGCTGCAGGGCGGCGATCTGGCGACCCAGGGTCTGGCCGGCACGATCATCCTGTTCGGGCCGCCGCCCGACGCGCCCTACCAGGTCAACTGCATCGGCGAGAGCCGCGCGCCGACGCTGGCCAGCTTCGCCAACACGGCCCAGGCTGGGACCTCATCGACGTGGATCGCCACCTGGCTGCCGGACCTGCTGGTGATGGCCTGCATGATCTACGTCTCGGGCTACCAGCGCGACTTCGGGCGCCAGTCCGACGACCCGCAGATGGCGCAGTCCTACGAGGCCCAGTACCAGGGGCTGCTGGGCGCGGCGAACAAGCAGGAGTTCCAGCGGCGCTGGGAAGCCGACGCCTGGTCGGCCGCCGCCAAGTCGCCCGTCGCGACCCCGACGAGGTGACGCGCCATGCCGCACGCCGCCGTCGAGCTTGCTGATGGGGTCAACGTCAACCGGACGCCGGCCCTCAACCAGTACGGCATCAGCTTCAGCCAGCTGATCCGCTACCAGTTCGACAACACCGGCCAGCCGATGGTGCAGAAGCTCGGCGGCTGGACGAAGTACCTGCTGAACACGGTGCCGGCGCCGGTGCGGGCGCTCTGGGGCTGGGAAGACACCAACGCCGTCACCCACCTGGCCTATGGCACCGACAGCTTCAGCGGGCGCTCGCAGCTCGCGGTGGCGACGGGCGGCGCGCTGCAGGACATCACGCCGACCAGCACGACCGAGAACATCGCGGTGGCCTTCGCGACCACCGCCGGCTCGCCGCTGGTGACGATCACCGACACCGCGATCCAGGGCCTGACCAGCTTCGACACCGTCGACATCCTGACCCACGTCGCGGTCGGCGGCCTCATCCTGTTCGGCAGCTACCCGATCCAGCAGGTCGACGCGACGCACTACCAGATCACCGCGCTCGACATCCTCGGCAACCAGCTGCCGGCGGCCACCACCGACTCGCCCGGCGCGGTGGCCACCTTCACCTCCCAGGTCAACACCAGCCTGATCACCGTCACCTTGCCGCACCACAGCTACGTGGCGGGGAACACCTACCCGATCTTGGTGGCCACCCAGGTCGACGGCATCACGCTGGCGGCGGGCAACTACCTCGTCCAGTCGGTGCTCTCCAACAGCACCTTCACCGTCATGGCGCAGGCGCAGGCGACCGCCGCGACCACCGTCCCGATCAATGGCGGCCAGGTGCGCCTGCAGTACGCGTTCGGCATCGGCCCGACGCTGCCGCCGACCGGCTTCGGCGAGGACGGCTTCGGCGCGGGCCCGTTTGGCGGCGCCGGCTCGCCGGCCAACCCGGCCACCGGCGCGCCGATCAACGCCACCGACTGGACCCTCGACAACTTCGGCGAGGTGCTGATCGCCTGCCCGATCAACGGCACCCTCAACCAGCCGCTCTACGCCTGGAACCCGCTCTCGGGCTCGCCGCAGGCGGCGGTGATCCCCGGCGCGCCCACGGTGAACGACGGCTTCTTCGTGGCGATGCCGCAGCGCCAGATCATCTGCTGGGGCTCGACCGAGACCGGCGTGCAGGACCCGCTGCTGGTGCGCTGGTGCGACATCAACAACTTCAATCAATGGTTCGACCTGCCCACCAACCAGGCCGGCAAGTTCCGGCTGCCGCGCGGCTCCAAGATCGTCGGCGGCATCCAGGGGCCACAGCAGGGTCTGCTGTGGACCGACCTCTCGATCTGGTCGATGCAGTACATCAACCTGCCGGGCGTCTGGGGCTTCAACGAGATCGCCACCGGCTGCGGCCTGATCAGTAGAAAAGCAGCCGCAGCAGCTAACGGCGTCGTGTACTGGATGGGAAGTACACAATTCTACAGCCTGACCAGCGAAGGTGTACAGCCAATGGCGTGCCCCGTCTGGGATGTGGCCTTTCAAGACCTCGATGCCGCCAACATCAGCAAGATCAGGGTCGCGGTGAACAGCCGCTTCAACGAGATCGCCTGGCACATCCCGACGCTCGGCGGCGGCGGCGAGAACACCACCTTCCTGAAGTACAACTACGCCCTGGGCTGGTGGGATGTCGGCCTGCTGTCGCGCTCGGCCTGGATCGACCAGTCGGTGCTGGGCGCGCCCATCGGCGCCGATCCCAACCGCCTGCTGATCTACCAGCACGAAACCTCGAACGACGCCGACGGCCAGCCGATGCAGTCCAATTTCGCCACCGGCGACTTCACCCTCTCCGAGGGGGACATGATGACGTTCCTCGACGAGTTCTGGCCCGACGCGCGCTACGGCGACTACAACCAGCCGCAGAACGCCACGCTCAGCATCACCTTCCTGGTCCGCGACTTCCCCGAGGACACGCAGCGCGTCTACGGCCCCTACACCGCCACCCAGGCCTCGCGCTGGTTCAACCCGCGCGCCCGCGGCCGGCTGTTCTCGCTGCAGATCGGCTCATCCGACATCGGCTCGTTCTGGCGCATGGGACGGTTCCGCTATCGCGGCCAGCCCGCCGGGAGGTACGGATGACCTTCCAGGAAAACCAGAACATTCCCTCGGCCCACCCTGGCCACGGCCAGGGCCCAGCCGGCGCGTCGCTCAGCGACATCCTGACGGCGGTGCAGCACGTCGCCTCGAACATCGCCCAGGCGGCGCAGACCTACCTGGCGGTCAATGGCCAGCAGTCGCGCAGCGGCATCGCCGCAAGCACCGGCTCGATGCTGCTGAAGCAGGGGCCGGGGCGCATCGCCTACGTCAACGTCACCGTCGCCGGCACCGCCGCCGGCACGCTCGTCGACAGCAACAGCACGGCGGCCACGACGCCGGTGCTGGCGGTGATCCCGATGGCGGTCGGCTCGTACTTCATCAACCTGCCGTTCAACCTCGGCCTGGTCGTCATTCCTGGCGCCGGGCAGACCCTCAGCGTGAGTTTCAGCTGATGCCGCTCGCGCACGGCTCCAGCGAGAAGACGATCAGCTCGAACATCCGCGAGATGCGCGCGGCCGGTCATCAGCAGGACCAGGCGGTGGCGGCGGCGATGCGGGCGGCGCGCAAGGGCCGGCAGGGCGGCGGCGAGGCCCCACCCATGCCCGGCGCCGCGCCTGCGGCTCCTGCGCCGGTCGCCGCGCCCGCACGGCCTGCGCCCAAGAGCTTCTTTGAGGTGGCGCCGGGCAAGACCTGGGATGCCAAGCAGCAGGAGCAGTGGGAGAGCCTGCACCCGCGCGCCAAGGCGGAAATCTCCGGGCGGATGATCGATGAGTTCATGCCGCGCTGGCAGCGCGACACCGGCATCACCG